CGGATACTCAAAAGTTTAGTCTCACCGTCAGAAGTAAAACTACCTTGTTGAACAACTGTATTAAAAGCCATTATTTTATCCTTAAGCTAATGTTGCGCGTAGGTTGATAACCCACAAGTCATTGGTAATTCTAGGAACTTCCGCAAACTTGTATCCAACAGAAGCGTTAAGAGCCAACGGACCATCATAAATAGGTGGTCTGTAGATAAAGCTTGCGCTATATCCATCTTGCTCTATACATGCATACGCTTCCATACCAACACAGAAAATATTAAATACATTGGCACCATTAGTAGAAGCTGTCGGTGTAGTAGATCCAATTGAAGACACTAGGAAACGAAGGTTTCCAATAGCACCCCACTCAGAACGCAATGCATTCATTGGAGACGGATACTGGTTCTTTTGAATGAACCCAGCAACAGAATCCAAGTTTCCTGTAAGTTGTGTAGACGCTAATGCAAAATATGCATCTCGAATTGGCGCTGTACCAAACTTATCTTCACCTTCAATGTTATCCAAAATAGTATATGCATCATTATTTAATAATGTACGTACTACTTCATCAACATCAGAACGTGAAATTTCAGTTGGGTTATCGCCGTTAACGCCACCAACACAGTTAATGAATGAAGCTGTACCAGCAAGCATATTACGGGTAAGTTCATCTTCTGTTTGTCTGCAATCTGTTACTTTCACCTACCGGCTACTGACTATAGATAAATCCATAGCGGGGAGTCTTGTTATTCCTCCCTCCATATGTTTCCATATGGGTCGGACTATCGCATACACTAAATTTTATTTCAGTGTCCGTACCGCTTAGTCTCTGCGGGTCTTGACTAATTTTCAGTTTGCCTGTAATATTATAAGTATGAAACAAATATATTCTTATACAGCTGGATATATTGATGGCGATGGATGTATATATCTTGGCAAAACAATCCAAAAACGAAAAATGATTACTGTGTATGAATACAGCATTCAAGTATCCTCGGTTAAAAAACCGGTTCTTGATCACTTCAAAAACATTTTTGGAGGGTATGTCAGAAAAAAACCATCCAGAGTTCGCCATAAAGATATCTTTTGCTGGACTATAAAAACTAAAAAGTCTGTTTCGTGCGCTCAAAAAATACTTCCTTATCTTAAGGATAAAGACATTCAATGTCAGATATTTATTGAACTTGCTGAACTTATTTACAGTAATAACTTTAAAACCGTTGATAAACTTTCGATTGAAAAAAGAGATACGCTTATTGACCAAATCAGAAAGGATAAACATATGAACCGTCTTATTACAAAAGAGAAAGTAGAGTCTCTTAAGGATAAAAAGAAAACAGTTACCATTGATGAACATTTTGATTACCCCTATTTTGCTGGACTGATGGACTCCGAAGGATGCTTCAGAATCAAACATTGGAAACCAAAAAATAGACCCAACACTGTTTACAACATTGCTATTGAAGTTGGTAATACAAAATATCCTATCCTTGAATGGCTCATTGAGCGTTTTGGTGGAAGTGTTACATTCATACCTGCAAAAAAATATAGGAAAGCTTCTGCAATATGGACTATTGGAGCTGCGGCTTTGTATGAAATTCTTCCAAAAATTAGACCTTATCTCATTTCCAAACGAGAAGTTTGTGATAAGCTTATTGAATTTCAAAAAACTATTCTTTCTAATGGAGGTGATCGCCATTCCAAACTTTTTAAAGCTTTGTTTGAAAAACGTGTCGAAGTCCGTAAAAGAATAATTGAAGAAGTTCATAATCTCAATCTCAAAGGTTCTCATTAGTCAAGTTCCCTCTGGTTGCCCTAGGCTTGCGCCCGTAGGTTTTCCAAGGTATTCAGGTTCGGTTTTACATCCCCCAGTATGTTAAGGGATACTCCTAATCGAGCCGCTGCTTCATTTAAAACAGGGTCTTGATTTTGTAAAGTAACTTGTTCATTTAAATTTACAAATGTACCATAAAAATCAATTTTCGCATCGATATCTACTGCAGTTAGTACTTGAGCAGGAGGAGTTACTCCGGTATTCCCTAAAGGAACGAGTGCAGAATTAAGAGGATTATACCGTCTCATACGAAGTGTAGTACCACCATTACGGGGCATACTCTTTTTCATAGCAGGTATCTTGTGGATAAAATTCGGGACCGGAACAGAAAGCAGCTTATAGCTAAAGCTTTGCTGAACGGGAGCCGGCAGAACTGAGGTTGTAGTTATTGCCATCTCTTTACCTTTAAAGTTATAAAAAACTCTAACCGTAAGGTGACGAAGCTTGCATACGTCGTGAGTAAGCGACTCTCAATACGCTTGGGGGGGGGATAAAAGACGAGGTTGCGAATCTCTATACGCATTTTAAGTATAGTACAAGTAAATTATGTAATGCAAGACCCATCTAAGTAAGGGGAGAAAGGAGGAGGAAGTAAGTAAAACTCCCCTTACTTAGATGGGTTAATTTAGTAAGATGCGCGTCTAGCGTCAGCAACTTCCTTAGCAAGTTTTTTCTTAAGTTCTGGTGTTAGACCATGAGCAAAAGCGTTTGCGTGCGAGAGGGGACTTTCTCCTTGCTGTGGAGATACACTCGAAAGAGGTCGTGGCTTTGTTGAGTTTCTATGTACCGTTTCTCTATTAGATTCATGATCCCTGCCATCATAGAGGCCAAGCTTCTTTATCATAGTATATGCTGAAGCAGCCGTGTTATATAAATCACCTGAAGCTTTTAAAGTAGCCGCAAGTTCAGGATAAGCCATGTTAAGCTTCTCTACTGTATTGGTAGTTACTACTGAATCGAAATCAGGAAAGTTAGATTTTATGCGAGTTTCTACGGTTGTTTTATACATCTGTTCTTTATAAGATTCAATCTCTTTCCTTAACTCTTTAATATGGCGTCCTTCAGCAAGATCATCATCACCAAGTTCTGGTTTAGGGGGAGCTGCTTCTTTTGCTGCTGCTTGTCGCTGGTCTATTTCTTGTAATTTTTTAAAGTAAGCGTCTCTTTCACGTTCTGCATTATCCTTAGCCTGTCTGAGCGCTGCAAAATTTCTTTCTTCAGAAGTAGGTTCTTTAACTTCTTGCTGCGCAACTTCTTGCTGTGTATCTTGTTGTTGCTCAGCTTGCTGTTCTTCTGTAACAGGTACTTCTTGACCAACGTGTTGGGTACCAACGTGTTGGGTTGTCTCTTCTAATACTTGTTTTTCTTCTTGCATACATGCTCCTTATAATAGGTACCTGAGATATATATTACGCAAGTAACGTGGAATCGTCCATTTCTCCGTTAAGGCTCTTTGCAACTCTCAGTAAAGAATCGTCATCTAACGCCATTACATAATCTAAAAGCTTACGCTCAGATTTATCGATAGTAAGTGCGTTAAGTCGAAGCATTTTACACACATCTTTAGAGGGAAGAACCCATAAGAATTCTAATACCTCAGTTCCTTTATGATAATGATAGACTGCTTGATCCCAGTCAGGAGTTGGGCATGTTTCTCGTGACATGAAGTAGTTACGCAGTACATTTTTCATGATACGTTCTTTTTTTGTGAGAACAACAACATAGAAATCATTATGATATTTCTTCTTACCTGCATCTACCGCGAGGTGTACATTGTCCTCATAGTCAGTGAGAGACTCTCTCATTTGTTCATGAGGTGAATGGTCAAGCTCAGGGGCTCCAATTATAAGATCTCTCGATATTTTACCAACAGTATCACGTGTCATACTTATTTTTTACTCTTCTTTTTAGACTTTTTTTTCTTCTTGCCCACCTTACGAGCAACAGCCAAAGAAATCGCAATCGCCTGCTTACGGCTCTTAACCTTTTGCCCGGATTTTCCAATGTCTAATTCACCCTCTTGAAACTCATGCATAACTTTTTTTATTTTATTCTGCTTTTTGTTCTTCAACGGTTTTTTCTTAGCCATATATTTCCCTAAAAAAGACCCAAGGCTCGTGTGAAATGGGAGCTGATAGGCACGAGCCTTGGTTTTAAATATTAACGTTCGCGCAAAGTATTCTGATATGTCAGACGCTCTTCAATACGCTCCTTCTTACTTCTTTTCTTGTAAGAAAGCATATTGGGAGGTGTTCCGAGAATATCAAACGCGATCTTCTTAGCTTTACTGTTTCCTCTAATCATTGCAGGCACGCTATATCTCCTAGTATTTTTCTGGATCTGCGTTTCTCTTCAATGATTTGCTCATAACATCATCGCGCATTTGACGATCCGCGCCACGGAGGGTGTCATCAAGATGTGGATTATTGTAATAGTCTTCCTTAGGATAAAGAACATATTTTACATCTTGAGGAAGATTTGCAATAGCACTATGATCTTCTTTGATCATCATAGAGTCTTCGTACTCTTGACGACGACGCATATCGTATCCAGCATAAGACTCTTTAGCCAGATACTTTTCCATGCCCTTAGACTCGTCTTTTCGATCTTTTCGCTCTTTAGCCAGATACTTTTCCATGCCCTTAGACTCGTCTTTTCGATCT